TACTCTAAAAAGAATTGACTAGGAGGCGCGTCCTCCATACTAAACTTTGTTAATCCATGTAAAGCACCATTAGATCCTAAACCGTCTACAGTACCTGATATATCATAACTATCACAACCAAAAGCACCCATGTGTTCATTGCCTGGATAATTAGTTCCGTTTTTGTCAATTACTTTATTTTGCAAATGTGACGGTGGTACCCAACTAACTTTAAATCTACCGCCTGGATCTGGGTAAAACTGTACGTTTGAATCTTTTACCCCGTTAACCCACTGAAAATTACCAGTAGATACACCTTGATTTGTTTCTTCGTTGTAATCTATTTGTTCGTATATTTTTACTAGATTAAATATACTATTCTTTGTTTCATCTCTAAACGCATGTTCTTCAGATCTTGGAAACTGTCTGTAAAACTCGTTTAATGCATCTTGATCATTTTTTAAACCATCTGCTTCATTTTGCCAGTGATCTATAACGCCAGTATCAATAATGTCGTTGTGTGGGCCGTGGATCTCGTTATCTGGTGTATCAAACACAGGTAAGCCATACTCATCCATAAATCCTTCATAGTTCCACTCCATTGGTATAAAAAACGAATATAGTCCTGAAGCTGTTTGGCCATTTTTATTTCTTTTAGTTACGTCAGAGTTATAATATAATTTCTTAAAATTATCACCACCTTTATCTAGTGCATTACAAGTACTACCCATCATACACTTACCTATGATTCTACTACCTAATCTTAGAGTTGTTTTAGTTACTCTCCAGTTGTTTAATATATTATCTGGTCTTTCCCACTTACCTGATTCATCGTGTGCAAGAAGTTTTAGTTTCTCACCATCATATGAATTATCACCGGTGTTTTTCCAATCGATAGTCGTATCAAGACCGGTAAGTTCTTCTGGTTGATCGCTGGCAGCAACGGTAAGCTTTCTTCTTGTAAGCTTAGACGCTGGTACTCTGTACGCCAACTCTGTCTTCGGCCTGTCCATTCCATCCTGTATAGGTTTGAAAAAGAAAGGATAGTTGACTGATATTGGAACAACTTTATCCGTGAACATCTTTTTAGCGTCGGCACCAGACTTAGATAATATACCGAATCTTGCATCTGATGATATTGTGGCAAGGTTAACGATTTCACCTGAGGCCATAAATGAAAAACCAGATCGTCTGTTTTTAAGGTAACACATGCCATATGATCTTGTATCTGATTTACAAGCTTCCCAGAATATAAAGAATAATCTATTTGCTTCTCTAAAATCAGGGTGTCCAACGTCAATCTTTGACCATTGGAGGTACATGTAATGAGTACCAGTAACATAAGTAGCAACACCCTTGTTATAAAACCAGAAACCATTTTCTCTTCTTTTAAATTCATCCTCTATGTAATCAATATATTTGTTTTTAAACTCACCAGGATATTCTCTCCAATCAAATATTGATTTTATCTTATTGAGTTCTTTTGGGTATGGCATCACTTGCCATTTGTCATTTTCAAACTTATGTATTTTCTTTGGCGCTTTTGGTAATGCTATTTGAAAGTTTTGTATTTCTATTATATCACCAATCTGCCCTGTCTTAGATATAACAACAATGTCGTGTTCTTTATTATACCCGTACTTCCACTTTTTACTTTTGTTTAACCTATTAACAGTTGTTAACTTTATTGGTTGAACAATTTTGTATAATGTTTGGTTGTACATTATGTAGATCTGTTTTCAGCAAAGCCGCCAAAAGCTTGTGGCTTATCTTCTTTCAATTTACCATCTAACATATTCTGCTCGTCTTGTATTTTGTTTAATATTTCAAACGCATCAAATATAGCTAGCTTTTTAGTTGCTGCTGCATTTTTTAATCTATCAGCTGATACATCTTCTTCTGTATCTATAATTTCTTCTTTGGCTACTTTAATTAATTCATCAACCGCCTTATAACCAGCTTGGATTATATTCTTCTTCTTGTCCTTGATATTCATATTTAATTGTAATTGAATTAGTTAACACTCTATATAACCTCTCGCGCTCTATAACAAACTCAAACTTACTATTGGGACTAAACCCCACTAAAGTATTTTTTGTTATTCCTAGCGCGTCTAAGGAATTATTAGAATATTTTAAAACACCAATCAAAGGTTGTTCTTTTTCCTCACTAAACTTCTCATATGATTTTATTGGTTTTACAAAACAATACTCATCAGGCGCAGTCCATATACCTTTACTTTTATATAAAAATATTTGGTCTTTAGCAACACAGTATGTATGCTCATCTATAAAGCTTCTACTGTTTTTCTCTAAGCCCTCTGCGTTATACCAACGTCTAAATACATTATGGTGAAGAATTACTTCATCACCAATTTGTATATTAGTATCACCAACTTTAGGTAACGCTTTTACAACTCCTGTACGGTTTATCATTAAATGATCTTCTATTGAAGCGTTCAGCACGAGTTTAGTATCACCTACTTGTTTCGTGTTGTTGTAGCGTTTACCTTTTGGTGTTATGATAAAGTCAAATAACCCTTTCAATACTCTAGGTTATACTCGACTGATATTGCCATGTTTTTATTAAAGTCTTTCCATGGTAATACGTCTTCATTTTTTTTAATAAACACACTATATTTGTCTTTACCGTCTATGATATCACAAATAGTGTGCCCGCCATAAACCTCTTGACCTACAGAATAGTGCATAGCATCGTTCTTGTAATCTTTGCCAACACTAATTTTTCTTATTAGTTTCATCTTCCTCTATTTTTTGATATTCACCTGAGTTAACATCAATGTTCAACTTATCACCCTTACCGTACAACACATCCATCTTCTGATGAAACTCTTCTAGTTGTCTCTGTAAATTTATAATAGCTTGTGCTATTACTACCTTTTGTGTTTCTAAAGTACCAAGTCTAAGCTTAGCTTGATTAATGTTAGAAACTCTATCTTGTAATTCTTTTAGTTCGTCTTTTTTTATTTTCATTGTATTAAATTTTATTTTTTATTTTTTGGTTTTCTGCTATCAATAAACCAATTTTTATATTTATCTCTTTTAGCAGTTATGTATTCAAAGTACTTATCAACTTTTTCTTTCCAGTTTTTATCTATCCTAGGACATATAACTCCTGATTTAGGACTTGAAAAAACTTTGTTGATATAATTTCTTGCATCATGCTTGTTATCAAACAAATGATTACTAACACAATAAAAAGATCCATAAAATATATTGTTCCATACATCAAATGGTTCTATGTCTTTACCTAATACACTTGCATATACAGCACTTTCACTTAAATGCGTTGTGTAAACTTTCTTAGACTTTTGTATATAGTAATACATGTCCATCTCTCTTGGCAATACGTTTTCCTGCCCAAACAAATCTTTCATTTCACCAATTATCTGATGGGTTGTTATCGGGTGTGGCTTAAATAAAACGTTACCTTTATGTGTTCTTTGTATATGCCTCATTTTATTCAAACAACATCTGTCTTTTAATTTGTTTGAACCTGGAAGTATAACTAAGTAATCTTTAGCTGGCCACTTTCGGTAGTCATCTAATCTATCTTTGTACTTGTTGGCTGTGTTATCTGTTATATTACTTACAAAATAAGAAGCATAATCTAAAACTTCATGATCTTTATCATTAAACGCGTCTGGTAATTGCGCATCTCTTATTTTAAAATTCATTGGCTGTAAATAAAAACACGTTGCCAACTCTGTGTATGCCATTGTTTTAAAGTAAGGCATTTCCTCTGCCATTACATCATAAGCATACTCTATTCCGTTTTCGCTACACTTTCGTATAACGTAGCCTTCTACTTGCTCTAAGTAATCGAGCTTATCATTTTTTTGAAGGTGCCCTATTCTTTCTTTAAGGACCTTCCTATTAAACATTTCCATATTATTAAATTAAATTTAAATTTCTTTATATACTATTACACACTTTTAATCTTTTCTAACTAGGTGCCAACGCTGTTGTAGTCTACCCTGTCAGTATTGTAATCTGCTCTTGTAGTATTGTAAAAAGATATACCAGTAGTAAATGTTGTTGTTGTGTTAAATACCGTGTTAGTACTTATAACAGTATTGGTTGCTCTTGTAGTATTGTAAGTTGTAGTAGTAGCTCTATTAGTTGATACCACAGTTGTTGTGTTAGTTGAAGTGTTGTAAGTTGTAGTTGTATTTCTGTTTGTAAGGGTTGACGTGTTAAATACAGTAACAGTTGCTGTTGTGGTGTTGAACGTGGTAGTTGTAGCTGTGGTAGTATTAAATACTGTGGCTGTGATTCTGATTGTTCCTGTAGCCGTGCTGGTAGATTTGCTTGTTTCGTATGTAGTTGTAGTGGCTCTGTTAGTTGACACAACAGTACTTGTAGCTTTCTCCGTAACAGTACTTGTATTAAATACAGTTGTTGTGTTTCTATTTGTACTTATAGTAGTTATAAATATTGTAGTTCTTGATGTGTTAAAGGTTGTGGTTGTGTCAATATT